TGTGACCACGGTCCAGAACGTCTCGAACAACGTCTTTCGGACCGCAGCCACCAACCTGTTCAACGTCTCGGCTGTGGCTGGGGGCACCGCTGGCCTCCTGATGGTCTTCGACGCCACGACGGTTCCGGCAGATGGGACCGTGGCCCCGACCCTCTGCATCCCCATCGCGGCTAACGCCAGGGTGCGCGAGGACTTCCCCCGCGCGGCCCGGTTCGCAACCGGCGTCTCGGTCGCGTTCTCGTCGGGAACCGACTGCCAGGCCAAGGTGGCGATCACCGCCGAGCAGCTGTCGATCCAGTTCGCGCAATGAGGTTGATGCGCTTCCTCGGTGTCCTGCTGGCCGCGCTATGCGTCGGCGGGGCACCCATCGTGGCCGAGGCCCAGACCGGGGCGGCCATGCGGGTCCGGGGCCACGGGGTCAACGCCGGATCGGGCTATGACCTCGACTTCGCCCGCAACGGCTACGGCATCGGGTCCACCCAATACCCCAGCCCGGCCCTGTTTCCCGGCTGGACGTTCGCCAGGACTGACACGAATGGTGTCGCCACCGCCCTGCGGCAAGACGGCACCGTGGTCGCCTTCCCTGCCCGGACGAACCTAAAGATCAACAGCACCGGATCGGCGACCCAGCAGCTCCCACAGGGTGGCAACGTAGCGCGCGGGGCCGGGACGGCTGGCACCGGGATCGGAGGGGGCACACCCGGCACGCTGGCGAAGAACGCCACAGGGTTTGGCGCTCGCGGTCAAGTCAACACGACCGTCGTCTCGGGCCAAACCTACACGACCAGCGGCTATGTGCTGCGCCCAGCGACCTTCAACGGCGAATACATTGCGGTTGGTGAGGGAAACGCTGCCGCCGCCGTAATAACGCTGAACCCTGTCACGGGCGCCGTGACCAATGTCCGTTCAGGGGTCGTAAGCCAGAGGGTCGATCTCCAAGGCCCGTGGCTGAAGTTCTCAGTGACCTGGGTCGCAACGAACACGACCAGCGCGTTCGTGTTCTATCCGGCTTACAATACCGACGGCTCGGACACCGAAATGTCCGCCATCGGCACCGGCTACGTCCACACCATCGACGCGACCCAGCTTGAGCAGGCCAGCGTTGCGGGGCCGCCGATCATCACCCTAGGCACAGCCGTTACCGTCTCTGATCCCCGGATCACCGACCGGGGGCTGCTGGTCGAGGAAGCGCGGACGAACCTTGTCCCGCGTTCGTCACCAGGCACAGGGTGGACCGCTTCGGCGGCCACAATAACACCGGCGGCGGCTAACGGGCCGGACGGCTCTTTGACGGCTTCGCGTGTCCAGCTTGGGACAACTGTCGACATCAGCACTGCTGTTCCGGGGGGGACGGCCAACAAGACCATCACTGTCTCCGCCTTTGTCCGTGCAGTTTCGGCGAATGCGACCTTCCGGCTGAAAAACACTCACGGCGCGATTGCAGACAACTTCAGTCCTGACCGCATCGCAACCAGCGATTGGCAACGGTTCACCTTCACTGTCACGAACAACGCGTCTGCTGGGAATGGAAACCAGATTGTGGGCCTCGTGAACAACGTGGGTGGAACGGGGGCGGACATCTACGTCTGGGGCTTTCAGGTCGAAGAAGGCTCCTTCGCCACCTCCCCCATCATCACCACGGGCGCAGCAGCAACGCGGGGGGCAGATGTTGCCTCTATCGGCGGCGTACTCCTCCCATCCGCTTACACGCTCGTTGTGGAGGGGCTCGTCCCGCCAAACACCGCTGGCTATCCCCGCGCCCTGGCGCTGGACAGCGACAACAACAATCTCCTGATTTTCGGTGGCGCGGAAGGCAAGGGCGGCTTCTACATGGGGTCGGGCGCGGTTAATACCCTGTCAGGCCCCTCCCAGACACCCGGCCAGGCGATCAAGTTCGCGTTTAGGGCAGAGACCAACAATGCGCGGGGCCGCATCAACGGCATGTTGGGTTCGCTGGCCGCCACCTTCACGCCCAAAACCGGAAGCGTGACGGTCAACGTCGGTCAAAGTCCCGGCGGTGGCGGCATCTGGAACAACTACATCTCTCGCGTCCGCATCCTCCCCTACGCGGCCAACGACAACCAGCTACAGAGGATGACCGCGCCATGAGCCCGAAGGCCTGGAGGTCGGCCCTTGCGGCCATCGCCCTGACCGTCTCGGCCTGCGCGCTGTTTGCCCTGGCGCTGGGCTAGGGCGGTGCCGGTCACGCGCCGCCAGATCGCGGACGTGCATTCGCGGGTGAACCGTGAAATCCGCTACGTCACCGATCAGCGGCAATACGGGGAGCCTGACCGGTGGGTGGCGAATCCGCCTTCGTTGCTGGGCGATTGCGAAGACTACGCCCTGACTAAGCGGGCCCGGCTGATCGCCTTGGGG